GCTGGGGACGCCCCGTTCAAGGGTGTTGACTGTAGCAGTATCCCGATATGGGTCGCGCCGTGGAAGCTGTAACGGCCGCCTTCCAGCACCCGGAAGGCGATGTGGCCGGCAAGAAGTTGCCGAAGCGCATGGCGGCCCTCGGAGGGCCTGCTGCGCAGCAGGCCCTTGAAGTCCGCGATGCGCTCGAACGCCATGGCCTCGATGCGTCGCGGGTCGATTTTGCCGGTAACCGCCGGCTGACGCTCCATCTCCTTCAGTCGCACTTCCCGCCGCGTGATTTCCTCGAGTATTCTCGCCGGCGCTCTCCCGCCGACCACCAGCGCGACCAGCCGGTCGATCTCCTGTTGTAGTTTCCGCCGCTCCGCTTCCATGTCTCGCCGACGCGTTGGGCTTTGCTGGCGCTCGGCTCTGGCGCGTTCGACCACAAGGTCTAGCACTCGCTGCACTGCGGCTGGGGACAGGGCCATTTGCTCGATCGCGTCCAGCACCTGCCCGTCGAGGACCTCGATGCCCGGTTTGCAGTTGTTTGTGCAGACGGTCACGCCGCGGGTGTTGGCGTAGCTGCAGGAATAACGCGGTACACGTCGGCGCTTCCCGTACGATCCGACGGACACGGTCGTTCCGACCATCGGCCCGCCGCAGTGTTCGCAACGCATCAGGCCGCTCAGGAGGTATTTTGACTCGACCCGGCCCGTGTTCAGGTGGCTGTATTGCGCGTGCAGCGCTTTCAGGCGCGTCTGCACGGCTATCCATAGGTCGTCGGGGACGATGCGCAGGTCCGGGCGCTCCGTGAGCAAGTAGTTAGCCTGGCGCACGCGCGCGGTCGAGCCGGCGCGCAGGACCTTGCGGTGTTCGCCGAACGGTATCTTGCCGGTGTAGCGCGGCCGGTGGAGGATTTCACGGACGCTCGACGGCGCCCAGGAGCCCGTGCCCTTGCGCGGCGGTGGCGGTTGTTTGCCATCGAAGTATCGCTCGGCGATGTCGCGGCATCCCGGGTCGCCGTTCAGCGCCTTGGCGATGGCCGTTAGCCCGCGCCCGCCGGCGCAGGCGCGGAAGATCCCGCGCACGACCTCGGCTTCATCCGGGTTGATGCGGTAGTCGGTATGCGTGCGCACTTCCTGGCCGTTCACGGCTGCGCCGTAAACCGGCACGTTGTCATAGCCGTACGCCCGCCCGCCAAAGTTTTTCCCCTCCCGCGCACGCTTGAGCGCCGCATCCCGCGCCCGCTGCGATGCTTTTTCGCGCTCCAGCTCGGCCGCGAAGGCGGCGGCCGAAACCATGAATTTCTCGATCGCCGATTCGTAGCGCAGCTCCTCGTCGGTGAGGTAGAAGAACACCCGCACGCCGGCGGCGTGTATCTGCGCCAGCACGATCGCGGTGTTGCTTTGTTCGCGCCCGAGCCGGGAGAACTCGGACATCACGACCGTGTCAAACTCTTTCAGGTGGTTGAGCAGTCGCAGCAGGCCGGGGCGGTTTTTGAACTCGGCGCCGCTGACATCGTCGTCCACGTAGACGTGGGCGTCGTCGAGGGTCCAGCCCTTGCCGGCGATGTAGTCGCGGGCATGCGCCACCTGGCGCGTGACCGACTTGCTGTCCTCGTTTTTGTCGTTGTCGTCCGTGGATTTACGGGCGAGGATCGCGGCTCGGGGCATTCGTTTGTTGTTCCGTTTCCCGTTGGATATCGCACCAGATCATGTCGGCCAGGGCCTGCAGGAACGGCTCCAGCTGCGGGTCCACAGTTTCCACCGGCGGCGCGCGCCGGTGTGCCGGTGGCACTATAGCCACGTTGGCCGGGCGGCGTAAAGTTGAGAGGGTGGCGCTCATGCCAGCCTCGACAACGCAGCTTGTAACCGGTAATGCGCTGCCCCAAATGCTTTTATATTCTCCCGCGACGGATATGCCTCGCGTCTACGGTCAGCGCGACTGACTTGGAGGCGGAGATACCAGCGGTGGAGGATGGGGCATTCTTTCATCAGACCAGTCCCTTCTCCGTCGCCAGCCACTCGGGGACGAGCAGCGTGACGTGCTTGCCGACTTCAAGCGTCTCCAGTCCGTCCTCGATCTGCGAGTACGGCAGCCAGGCCTCGCGCGAGCCGTCGTGCACGAGCGCCGCTTTGGCGGTCATGTGCCGGACCTCGACCTCGACGTCGATGTAGCAATAACCTTCGGTTTCGAGCTTGCGGGTCATGCGTCGTCCTCATCGTCCGGGTCGTGAGGCTGCCAGTCCCACTCCAGGTCCTCGAAAGTTCTCTTTATCTCCCGTTCGAGCTCGGTGATGTGTTTCAGCGCCTTCTGCGCCATGTCGGCGATGTCCTCGCTCTTGTCGATGTTCATGCGATTGGCGATCGAGATCAGATCCTTGCGCATCTGTTTGAGCTTGCTGCCGAATGTTTCTTCGGCCACTGGCTCTTTGTCGGGCTGAGATTTCATCGGCTTCGGTGCATTCGGCGTTGCGCTCATGAACTTTCTCCTACTTGCCCAGCGCCAAGCGATCCCTCTGTCGTCACGCGCTTCTCGATGGCATCCCACGTCGGCTCGTATTCCGGCCAGTCGGCCTCGACGACTACGCAGATAAGCGACGGACGGCCTACGCTGGCGCGGTATTGGTCAACCTTGACGCACAGCGCCTCAAGCTCGGTACGCTCGGCCTTGTTCAAGCCAAGGTGTACGTCCCGGTCTTTCAAGACTGTGTATCGAAACTGTCTGATAAATGCGCTCATGTTTTCTCCCACGGCCTCACGGCGTTTTTGATACGAATCTCTCTCCCATCATTCAGCGAGATGATGGCGTCAAACTCTGCGTGCCCACAGCACGACGCGACAGTTAGGATATTTGCCGCGTTCAGCGCCGCCACGATGTCAGCGATGCAGTAGTCGATGTACTCAATGCGGCGGCGGATTGGCATCGGAACTTGGCACTCGTAGGTTCCCGGCACGCAGCACTTCTTGGGCCTGACGTTATCGCTGTTCATGCTCTTTGATTTCTCCCGCGGTAAGTCTTGGTCAGCGTCCCGTTCACCGCGAATCCGCGTCGGCGAACGATCCTCGCCAGCCGCACGCGGTCGGCGTGGCTGTGCGTGGCTTGGCGCAGCAGGCCGAAGTAGCTGTTGGCCGACTCGAACAGGTCGCCGGCGTCCATACCACTCACGCGGTGCAGGGCCTCGTTGAACGTGCGTCGACGCAAGGTCCGGCGCCAGGGCTTGATGACCTGGCCGACGAAGTCGATGCCGCGCACAACCGGCTGCAGGATGGTCTTGGTCGGGTTCAGCCGGACACCCAGGACCTCTGGCAGGAAGGCCTCGATGTCGGCCAGCGCGGCATTGAGCCACTGCGGCGATTCGTGCAGCAGCACGAAGTCGTCGACGTAGCGGATGTAGTGCCGCGCGCGCAGCTTGTGCTTGACGTGTTGGTCGAGGCTGTCCAGGTAGACGTTGGCGAAGAATTGCGACGACAGGTTGCCGATCGGCAGGCCGTGGTCGGCGTCTTGGTTGAACAGGCTCTTGTACGGCGGGATCAGCGCCAGGCGTTCCGCCGGGCTGTGCAGCACCGCGTCCGGGCGCGGGTCATGGAACAGGATGGTCTCGGCCAGCCACAGCCACCATGGTTCGGTGATACGCTTGGCCAGCAGATCCCGCAGGATGCGCTTGTCGATTGAGACGAAGAAGTTGGCGAGGTCGCACTTGAGGTACCACGCCGGCCGGGACCAGTTCTGCGTGATCGAGCGCACCTTGGCATCGAGACGCTGGGCGGCGTAGAGCGTACCGCGGCCCGGGATGCAGGCACAGGAGTCGGCAATGAACGTGGCGTAGAACCGGGGCGCGATGCGGTTGTAGAGCAGGTGATGGACGATGCGATCGCGGAAGTCCGCCGCCCATACCTCGCGCGGCTTGGGCCGCGTGATGACGAAGCAGACGGAGGCGCCCGGGCGGTAGGTGCCGGCCTGCAGCTCGTCGTGGAGCCGTACCAGGTTGCGCTCCAGGTCCTGCTCAAAGGCGAGCGCCGAGGGTTTGTTGCGCTTGGTGCGCCGGCAGTCGAAATACGCGACCACCAACTCCTCGAAAGAAAAGTCAGCATGGCCCGGATGGCAGTGATCTGCGGACAGCACGTGCGCGGTAGTTGTTCGACTTGTGGTCGTTGTTCTGGTTGCCGTTGCCGAAATTCTGCATCCAGGCATAGTCGCTGTTCGCGGCGTGCTGCGTTGGTTCGCGCATTCCATGTCGCCCCGCCGAATGTTCAGCGGGGGAACTGCACCGGAGTGGTCTCGCGCGTGCATAGCGGTGGCCTCGTGGGCCAGCGGCGCGACCAGATCAAAAGTCGCACAGGCCAGACCGCCGTGACGGTCAGGCAACGGGCGACGCTGCATTGTGTTTTTTCCATCCGTTGGCCTGTTTGCCGACGCTGGCGGTGAGACCAATGGCCGCGGCGTACTGCTTGAGGGAAATAAACCGCTTGTCCTTGCAGAGCCGGAGTAGCAGGTTCAGTTCCTCGTTGCGTTCGAGCAAGGTTTCGAGAGGCGGCACCTTGTCCCGGACGCTGTTTGCCTTGGCAATCAACAGCACGATCTCAACGCACAGCTCGGTCACCCGGTTGCCGAGCGCAGCCTTGATCGGGCGCGGCATGTTGCGCACGTAATCGCCGGCCACGCCCAGCAGGTCGTAGGCGACCTTGTAAATCTGCAAATCGGTATGAAAGGCCATGCTGAAAAACCAAATAATTAAATTACTGAATAACTAATCTGCGGACAGCACGTGCGCGCGAGCCGCCGTACGACTTGTGGTCGTCGTACTGGTAGCCGTAGCCGAAATGCTGCATCCAGGCATAGGCGCTGTCCGCGGCGAGCTGCGTTGAGCTCCAGTACCAGGCCTGATCGAACGCCTGTGCGCCGCCTTCGCGGAATGCTTTGGCCTTGGTTTGCTTCGCGGCATCGGTGCAGTAGGGGTAGGTCGGCGGCACCGCGCTGATGTTCAGCCCCGAGCGGCCATAGAGCGAGTTTCCCCCGGTGCCGGGCTTGAGATGGCGATAGCAAAGCTCCAGCTCGTCCTGGCTCGGCAGATACCAGTTCTTGTGTCCGCCGCTGCGCAGCCCCAGCACCCACTGCGCGAGCTTGCTGCCCGCCTTGGCCATGGCCTTCGTGTTGGCGAGTCCGTCGCAGTAGCTCCGTGCGCCTTTCACGCTGGCGGACGACTCGTTCCACGGTCCGTCGGCGTGCTGGCCCTCGGCCTTCGGCGCAACGATAAGAGCGTATTCGGCGTCGTCGACGCGGATGCGGCCGACATAGAACCCGCCGCCGAAGGCGGTGCCGGGGATGGTGGGGGTTTTAGTGCTGGTCTTCATGGTGCCTCCGAGATTGCGGGTTGTGGATCGTGTTTCTCCGTTTTAATCTGGTCGCGCTGCCACAGGCGATAGGGCGCGCAGGTTGTTTCGTGCTCGATGTTGCGCGTGAGATCGGTCAGCGCATCGGTCTCGGCCGACGTCAGGTCCGGCTCGGCCTGTAAGCGCCGGATGAGCCCCTGCAGCGGTTCGGTGTGACGGTTGTGGAAGTACACGACCATCAGTGGCTTCGCTGGATGCGATGCCAACCGTCTGCATCTATGGTGATCGGACTTCCAACCCGCGCACTGACTTCGTTAAACTTTTCCATTGTTGCGTGACCTAAATCGATGCCCAACCGGAACGCCAACAGGTCGAGATATATCTGCACATCGGCCAACTCGCGCGTAGCTTCACGCATGAACTCGGCTTCGGTTAAATCGCCACGTTCAAATTTTTTGCGGATGTTCGCGTATTCACCCAGTTCCCCGACGGTCGCTTGTAGCCACTGGGCGGGCGACCAATCCGACCCATCTGCTTTATCGTGGGCAAGTTGGCCGTGTTTGTTTTTGAACGTAGGCAACCGCGCAACATTGCCAGCGCGTAGCGTGTTGAACGTCAGTCCATCCGTCATATATCCCATCGCAAATCCTTCCTCTAAGTTTTGGTGGTTGGGAGAAAATACCGCAGTGCCGTGTGCAGCGGGTGCACGGAGATCCGCGCACAGACCTTCGCGCCCTGGTAGCGCTCGACCACGGTCGCCTGGCGCCGGTCGTAGTCGATGCGCGGGATATACGACTCCACGGATGGCGGAGGTAGAGCAACGCCGGGAGCAGTTGCCGAGGCGATGCTCATGACAGCGCTCCGAGTAGCTTGCGCGCCGCCGTGCGGACATCGCTCGCCTTCGACCAAAACATCGACGATGCGGCGGTGTGTGTTTTCGCCGCAGCCTTGTGATACTCAGCTTCTTTCAGCAGCGCATCGGCATGGCGGTTAAGCCGCCGTGCGCGGAAGCGGAACCAGGCAGCGCGTAGTTTCTTGAAGGGTCTCGCTTTCATCGTGTGGTTTCCTGTTGGTTGATGATTTCGATTCCCGCGACTAAATCCTTGAGCCATTCCTCGCCGCGCAAGTCGGTGTCCTCGACGATGCGCTGATTACCATCGACGTCGGTGAGTTCGGCGAAGGCCATGCGCACGGTGCCGAGCGCCGGGTCGTCGGGGTCGGCGGGCACGTCGCGCGATGGCAGGTGCTGGTAGGCTTCGCCGATCGCGTTTTCCATGGCGTTGAAACCCAGCTCGGCGGCGTCGGAGACGATCTCCACGTCGATGGTTGTCTGGTGATCGCCGACGCGCAGGCGCAGGCGCACATGCTTGGTTGGCCATTTATGCCACGGCTTGACGGGATCGGTTGTGTGCGCGTCGCGCATGGTCGCACCGTGCGGTGTATCGGTGTCGTTCACGCGCGTGCCTTCTTTTTCTTTGCCGCCGGCGTTTTCGGTTTTGCAGACGTCTGCACTTTCGCCTTGGCGCTGGCTTTCGCGGCCGCCTTTTGCTTCGCGGCTTTCTCCCGGGCCTTGGCCGTGAGTGCGGCCAGCGCGGTCTTTTCGAGCTTCGCGAGGTTCACGCCGTGCTGCTTGGCGACCTTCGGCAGCATCTCGTCGCTGCCGCGACCGAGCATGGTGTATTCCATGAGGAGGCCGGCGACCTCGGCGGCGCTCATGCCGTCGATCTTCTGCTCGGCAAGTTCCGCGTAATTCCAGCCGCCGTATTTATCCTTTTTCACGTCCCAGCCACGGCGCTTGACGAGGCCCTTGAGGTGGTCGTGCCAGAGGTTGTGCATGCAGGCCTTGGCGAGCAGGCGCAGGTCGTCGGTGGCGAGCGCTTTGGTTTTTTCGACGATGACGCCGATGGCCTGGTCGCGCGCCTGTTGCTTGGCCTGGTGCCGGCGCTCTTGGGCGAAGTTGCGGCCCGTCTGCGCCATGTATCGGCCCTCGCGTTCCTGCGCGCCGCGGTGGACGCGGCATTTCGGTTCGATGCAGACCTTGAGCACGCGCCCGAGGTCGTCGCCTTCCACGATGATGCCGGCGCGGGTGTGTTCGCAGACCTTGTTGAACCGGTTGCCGACCTCGATCCAGTGGTCTTTGGCGAGCGCGCCTTTTGCGGCGCGGTAGTATTCCTCGGACAGCTCGACCGGTTTTTCGCCTTGCTCCGCGAGCTCGGCCTTCCTGCCCGCGACGAACGCCGCGCGCTTCGCCTGGAAGCATACGCGGTCGGTGCAGGTGTCCTTTTTGGCGATGTCGGGGAAGAGGGCGGGGGTGAACCCGGTGCGCTTGGGGCAGGTCGTGCAGGGGCCGGCCTTGGGCACCAGCTGCGCGTCATCCTTCTTGAATGGCGCCGCGTGCAGGTCCATGTGGATGTTGTCGTCGATCCAGTCCGCCAGATTCCGCACGCTGCTGTTAAATCCGCGCGTAGAAAACTTGAGCGCTTCCTCCTGGTCCTTGGGCTGCAGTCGCGCGATCAGGATGGCGTGGCCGGCGGTGACCTTGTTGTCGAGGAAGGCCTTCTGCGCCGGCTTGATGAGCGCGGCGAGTTTCAGGCGCTGGTAGACGTAGGACTCGGACTTGCCGACCTTGGCCGCGATCGCGGCGACCTCCATGCCGGTCTTGTCGATCAGCACCTGGTAGCCCAGGGCCTCGTCGATCGGGTGGACGTCCTCGCGCTGGAGGTTCTCGATGGTCATGATCTCGAGGAACGTCTTGTCGTCGAGATCCCGCACGACGCACGGCACCTCGGCGAGCTTCGCGAGCTTGGCGGCGCGGAAGCGGCGGTGGCCGGCGGCAATCTCGTAGCCCTTGGCGTTCGGGCGCACCAGCAGCGGCGTGAGCACGCCGACCTGAGCGATGTTGGCGGCGAGTTCCTTGAGTGTCTTTTCGTCGAAGGTGCGCCGTGGGTTCAGCGGCGACTCGTGCAGCTGCGTGATCGGGATCTGCTGCAGGGTGGTGGTCATGTTGGTTTCCTCAGTAAGGCACGGCCTTTTCGGATTTGTCCCTTGTCGCCTTGAACGGCGCGGTATGCCACTTGTGAAGCCTCGGTATGTGGGCAACCGGCTGCGCGTAGGGCCAGCGTTGCTTCAGCGTGTTCGTGCAACGCGTAGCGGATGGCGTGGTCGCGTGTGGCGTAGTCGCGGTTCTGGCTCATGGGGATTAGGCGGGTTTTGCGATTGCCGCCGCGCGGCGTTCGGCCTTCTGGCGTGCCTTGCGCTCCATGGCTTCGGCCTCGCAGGCGCCGACCGTGAGGCAGGTGGCAACCAAGCGGGCGTTTGCCGTGGTGAGGTTCAGGCTGTATTTGGTGCCGTGCTCCTCGAACACGAGGAACACCCGGGGTCCGATGCGCTCGATGTGGTGCGGCGTGGTGGTGAAGTTGACCGTGCCGAGGCGATGTGTCCGCAACGCTCGCGCGCTGGGATCGACAACGGCGTGGTTGAGACTAGCGGCGGCGTTCGGCATGGCGGCCTCCCGAAATTGTTAAATTGCTGAATGACTAAATGGGCGATCTGCGGACAGCACGTGCGCGGGCGTAGTCCGACTTGGGGCCGTAGCTCTGGGTGCCGTAGCCGAAAATCTGCAGCCAGGCACAGTCGCTGCCCGCGGCGAGCTGCTCGTTGGTCCAGTACCATTCCGGCTTGAACTCATCGCGTAGCGTGGCGAACAAGAGCGCGACTTCGACGCGGTCTGGCAGTTCGCCGCCGATGCTCGCCGCCCACTCCATCTGCGCCTGCCAGTTGTTCGGCTCGGCTTCGCCGGGCAGCAGAATCAAGGCGTGGCGGTACTTGCCGTCGGCGCTCACGATGACGCCGGCGAATTTCTCGCCCGGGTTGATCTGTGGGAACGCGATGGTGAGCGGGTACTCGAGGTCGGTGGCTTGCTGGGCGGCTTCGGCAGTTGGCATTGGTGGCTCCTTATGGGTGGATGAAAATGGCGATCAGCACCATGACCGCCATCGCCATTCCGCCGGCGCCGAGCATCAGCCCTAGCCGGAAGGCGGCGGATTCGCGGAGGTGGCAGGTGCGGTGGTTCATGACGGTGGGCAGTGTAAGCACACTTACGATAGCGTGTCAACACGCTAACGGTCGGAACGTGTAAAGCAAAAAGCCCCGCAGAGCGGGGCTTTAGCAGTAGGGCGAGAAGCTGGTAACTACGGGCGTATTTGCTTCAAAGACAGGACCACGGTATTGCCGTTAATCTGTTTGGTCACGCAATCCCATGTGCCCTGGATATAGGCGCCGAAGGCGTTTTTAGCGCGACCAGTCGGCTGAACAAGGACTGTCCCGCCTTTCTGATTTTCGGCATACCAGGTATTCGCGCGCTCAAGTTTCGCGCTGTCCGGGTCGTGCAGGCTTTGTATGAGTGCCTGCTGACAGGCCCATCTCGCGTCGGGGATTTTCTTTGCTGCGGCCCTTATCCTGTCCTCGGTCGCGCGCTCCGCTGGCGTGAGTGCCGAGCGCCGAGTGGATTCTTGTTCCTCCGCATTCTCGGAGGAAATTTTGCCCATGACCATGGAGATTACGAACAATACGAAAAGTGCCAGCACTAATACTTTACCGATTCCCATGCCTGTTTTTGGTTTCGCGCCGCAGTGTGGACATGTCTTCGCTTCGTCGCTGATTTCCTTCTCGCATTCATGGCATTTAATCAGTGCCATTTTTATCTCCTGTAGCTGGTGGCGTCTTCGGGCGCTTTTCAAGCGTCGCTACGAACCGGTCCCATTGCTCCTCGGTATGATTTGTTTCCAAGGGTACAAGCTCCCGGCCACAGTGTTTGCAGATGCGCGCCTCCGAACGGACGATCTCAGCGCAATGCTGGCAGCGCCGTGTTTCGCCGCCGGCGAGCTTATCGTCCTCGATGCGAGCAGTGTTCGGCTGCACGATGAAGGCGGCAAGGATTCCGATGATGGGCGAGAGTAGGATGGCCAGGAAGAAGAAACCAATAGCCGAACGGCCTTTGTTTGCTGCAATTACGGCGGCGATCACCGACAACCCGATCCACAGGATCAGCCATTCCATGTCGTTATCTTAAGCTCTTTTATTTTTCTCGGCCAGTGTGGTTGCGATGGCAAGGAGGTGGTCGCGTGATTTCTTGTCCATGCACTGCCATGCCTGAACAAGATCGCGCGGCACGGTATAGGGTTCGTCCCGCACCATGTATGCGTGCATTGGTCCTTCCTCCGTAGCAAGCCACAGCGGCTCGACATCGGTCGCTATAGCCGCGCGGACGAGATTGGCACCATCGAGCGCCTTGGTATGGCCGCTCTCCCATTGCACGACGGCGGGCCGAGAAACACCCACGCGCTTGGCGAGCTGTTCTTGCGTTAGCCGCGCTGCTTTTCTCGCTGTTTTAATGCGTTGCTTTAGTTCCATGTAAGCCAGCTTACTGAATAAACCGCCGCCCGTAACCGTAAGTGTATTGACTGTTATACGTAAGAATGCTTACCATGTGCGCCCCTATGAAAAAACACGAAGCAATCTCGCTTTTCAACACGGTCAAGGAATTGGCGGCCGCGCTCGATATCACGCCGCAGGCCATCTACCAATGGCCGGATGAATTGCCGCAGGAGCAGATTGACCGCGTGACTGGTGCGGCTGTACGGCTCGGCAAATTTAAGTCGCCCAACCCGCTGCAGCGCGCTGTGTCTGCGATTCGACGGGCGGCGTCGTGATGAAGAAGTCCCAACAGCACAGCGTCGTCATCGAAACCCAACGCCTGGCGCGGCAAGTCGATATGACCGTGGCTGAGATATGCAAAGCGGCTGACATCAAGCGTCGGTGGTACCACAAGTTTTTGGCTGGCGAGTTCAGCGACCCCGGAATCAACAAGGTGCTGCGACTGAACGGTGCCCTTAAGAAAATCAGGGCAAAATCCACATGACCTCCCTTGTTCCAGTTTCTTCATCGGCAGTGCTCCTCCATCCTCCTAGTGGTGGTTTGGCCGCCCTTGCGGGCGGCCGTTCTTTTTTCGTGCCGATACAGGATGGCTGGGAGCGGTTGTCATGACTATGCGGCGTGGGTCGCATCCCACGATGCCCCAAGTACTGGAGCAGCACTATCGCCGGTTGCTGCATGAGACTTCTATTTCCGAGTACGTTTTCGCGACTGACGTGCGCCAGCACCACGAACACCTGGTGCCCCCATCTTCGCGCTCCATCGAGTGGAGTCAGCACCCGGACCCCACGACACGGATGCGCCGTGACGCCGAGAAGCTCAGTCGCTGGTTTCGTGATGACGTGCATGCGCGTTTCCCCGTCGAGGCCCTGGAGGCGTTTATTGCGGCGTTCCCCGCGGAGCGCCGCTTCGCATTGCAGCAGGAGATGGCCCGACGGCAGGACCTGCTGGCGGTGCCCATGCCGCACAACATGGCCGGCGCCGATGCCGCGAACCTGGGAAGAGTCGCGAAGGAAGCGGGCGAGGCTATCGTCGCGATCTCGGAGATGCTCAAGGACGGCCGCATCGATACGCGTGATACCAACTTGGCGCCGGTTGCATTGAATGAGATCGAGCAGGCGCTCGCCGTGCTCGTCGAGATGCGTGAGCGGATCGAGCACCAAGTGATGGGTCGGCGGGTAGACGATCTCGTGTTTGCGAAGCCGCAGGCGGATTGAATTCCGAAGGAACGAAGCGATAAGTAGTACCTAATGCCGGCGACGGATGGACTGCCTTGGTCGTGATGCTCAGGTAGGTCCCGGCACATCATCAACCTAGATGTTGATGCTTGCAAAAAACAAGAATGGAGGGCAGTTCAGTTGAGAGACTTTCGTGTGTTACCCCGTCTCCCCATGATGCGAGTTTTTTCGCGCATATTTTTTCACTGTGCGTGTCTCGCTCGAACAGCCACTACAACAAGACAAGCCAGCATTAACGGGTCCTTCCCAGCTTCTTGGCGTGCGGGTAATTCGAACCCCACTTTGTCGCTAGGGGATGAGCTTGAAACATAGTGAAATCCTGATGCTGGAGAGGCTGCCTTGAGCGTCGCCGATAACTACGACGACGTGCTCAACCAGCTGCGTGCCGTCGGGCTCATCATTCCCGACGGTGGGCTGCAGATCGGCGGCGGCAAGTCGGCGCGGTGTCGTGTCGAGGGACGTGGCCGGGAGAAGCGCGGCTGGTATTGGCTGCACGATATCTACATCGACGGTCGCTGCTACCTGGTCGGTGCGTTCGGTGTCTACCAGGGCAACGACCCCGGCACTCAAAAAATCGAGCTCACCAAGCAGTGCGAGGAATGCCGGCAGAGCGTCCCATTCAAGGAACGTAAATGCCCGGCCTGCGGATCGGCCAGCGTCAAGCGGCGCGAGCTGACAAAGGAGCAGAAGGAGGCGATCCGTATCCGGCTCGCCGAACACCGGAAACGCGAGGAGGCACAGCGCCGGCGGGAAGCTGAGCGCGCGGCCGCCCGGGCGCGGACGATGTGGGAGAAGTGCCTGTCGACCGGCGAGTCCCCCTACCTCATTGAGAAGGGCGTGCAGGCCCACGGCGCGCGGTTCACGTCTACCGGCACGCTGGTGGTGCCGATGCACGACGAGCACGCGCAGGTGCGCGGACTGCAGTTCATCGGCCCCGAGGTCAAGAAAAAACGCGAGGATACGAACAAGCAATACTGGCCGTTCGGACTAGCCAAGCAGGGCCTGTTTCTTCTCACCGGCGCGCCGTCGTGGATCGTCCTGCTTACCGAGGGATACGCCACCGCCGCCTCGCTGCACGAGGCCACGACTTACCCGACGGCCGCGGCGTTCGATGCCGGCAACCTGCTGGCGGTCGCCAAAAAACTGCACAGGCAGTACCCGCGCGCACGCATTTTGGTATGCGCCGACGATGATTTCCTCGCCCGCTGTCCGAACCAGACCTGCGGCACGCTCGACCTCGTCTCGCTCGGCAAGTGCCCTGTGTGTGGCACGGCCTATACGCATGGCAACACGGGGGTGGAACAGGCACAGGCCGCTGCGCTTGCTGTAGGGGGCGGGTGGATCGCGCCGGTCTTTTCCACGGATCGCGGCAAAAAGAAGATCACCGACTTCAACGACCTGCACCTGGCCGAAGGTCTTCACGTGGTGCGGACGCAGACCGAAGCCAAGATCGCCGAGTTGGGGTGGGTGCATTCGGCGCCCGCGCCGCTCGCTGCGCCGGACGATGGGGACGGGGGCGACAAACCGCTCAAACCGGTGCTCACCGTGGAGGAAGCCGTCGAGCGCTACTCGCTCGTCTACGGCGGTCGCGGCACGTTGTTCGACCACCAGGAGCACGAGCTCGTCCCGAAGCCAGACGTGCTCGATCTGTTGCAAGACCACGGCTGGAAAGAATGGAAGACCCGCGCCGCACGCAAGGTGGTGCGGCTCAAGGAGGTCGGTTTCGACCCCACGGAATCCGACCAGACCATCCGCTGTAACCTTTGGGGCGGCTGGCCGACAAAGCCCGCGGCCGGTTCCTGCGAGCACCTGCTCGAGATGCTCGAATACATGTGTTCATCGGATGCCGGCGCGCGCGACGTGAATCGCTGGGTGCTCAAGTGGCTCGCGTACCCGATTCAGCATCCCGGCGCGAAGATGAAAACAGCGCTGATTTTCCATGGCCCCCAGGGCGTGGGCAAAAACCTGTTCTTCGAGGCCATCATGGGGATATACGGCACCTACGGCCGCATCGTCGACCAGGCCGCGATCGAGGACAAATTCAACGATTGGGCGAGCAAGAAGTTATTCCTTATCGGCGACGAGGTCGTGGCGCGCCAGGAGCTGTTCCACACCAAGAACAAACTCAAGGGCTTCATCACCGGCGAGTGGATCCGCATCAACCCGAAAAACGTCGCCGCCCACGACGAGCGCAACCACGTCAACATCGTGTTCCTGTCCAACGAGCGCCAGCCGCTGGTGCTCGAAAAGGACGACCGCCGCTTCACCGTCATCTGGACGCCCGAGAAGCTGTCGCGCGACTTCTACAACGATGTCAGCGCGGAGATAAAGGCCGGCGGCGGCGCGGCGCTGCATGACTACCTGCTCAATCTCGATCTCGGCGACTTCCGGCCGTGGACCGATCCGCCCGTTACCAGCGCCAAGACCGACCTCATCGCGATCTCGCTCGACTCGGTCGAGCGGTTTATCTCGGACTGGATGGCCGGCGAGACCGATTTTCCGTTCTGCCCGTGCGCCAGCATGGACCTCTACGCCGCCTATCTCCGATGGTGCCGCGCCAACGGCGTGCAGCGACCGCGCGAGAGCAATCAGTTCCTGGGCCACGTCGCCAAGATCAGGGGCTGGAGCAACCAGCCCCGGCACGTCTACGAGTCGTGCGCCTATGCCGGGCCCACGCGCCCGCGGCGCGTCGTTATTCCGGAAGAGTCGGCGCTCATCAAGGCGGGGGCATGGAAGGACGAGGCCACGAGCACCGCGCAGTGGCTGACGGGATGTTTTTTCAAATTCAGGAGCGTGCTGGAGGAGTTGCGCGCGTGATTCCGATACGGGCGATACACACGCCGATACGCGCGCCGATACAGGCAAAGATATTGATTTTATTTGAATGATACGGGCGATACGGACTTACGCGCGCGCGCGCGCGAGAGCCTGACGGTTACACATATATAGGTATGTCTTTCCCGTGCGCGTAGCACGGGAATGTATGTATCGCCCGTATCAAGTAAGTGTATTCATGCACTTAGTGTGTATCGGGGTGTGTATCAAGGTGTGTATCAGGTGTATCGAATGGAGGAAAGGATGAAACGAAGCAAAAGGCTGCTGGTTCTGTTTGCGGTTCTGGTGTTCCACGTGACACCGCCGGCCGTTGCCTGCGGCGGTCCAACGCCGGATCCGGCCGCCGTTCCGCCACAGGTACGGATGCTGGTGCCATGACCCGGCAGGAACAGATCCGCATGAATCCGTTCACCGGCAAGCCGATGCGCGTGACCTCGAAATCCGCCGCCAAACGGCACGCTGGCAAGTTGCTCGATGCGCAGCGCCATCTGCGTACAACGCACACAGATCTGCGCCCAATGCACGCAGACGCCCGCGCGGTGCTGGAACGTAATGCCGCCGCCACCCAAGCGGCGCTCGACGAATACCTCGCCACCGTCGCCGATGCGCGCGTGCTCGGGCCGCTCAAGGCAGCCCGCAATGGCGCCCGCTCTGCGCTGGCGGCGTTCGATGCGCAACGGGGAACCACGTGACGCTGCTCGCCATCGGTTTCGCGTTGATATTCCTGCTTGGGCTGCAACAGCAGCACATCGCACACGAGAACCACGGTTGGAGTGTGCTGACGAGCTATGCCATCGCCGCAGCGCAAGTGATGTTCGTGCAGGAATCCGTCGTCACCGACGCGCTCGGGGCGTTTTGGCTCGGTACCGGCGGCGCCCTCGGTGCCTCGGCCTCCATCGTCGTGCACAAGCGATTCATACGCAGGAAAGCGGCGCGGGGTTCCGGTGACTGATCCGACAGCACGCATGGAGCAACTCCCGGGCGCGACCTACAAGGTCGTGGTCGAAACGCCGGAGCGGCGTTACCGGGTTTACGTGACGATCAACGAGCAGGAAGGCCGGCCGTTCGAGGTGTTCGTGCGCTGCGATCATCCACAGCTCTACGAGTGGATCACGGCGCTGACGCTGTTGGTGAGCAAGTTGTTGCAGCGTGGCATGTCGCTCAAGGAAATCGGCCAGGAATTGCAGATTATCCACAGCGGTGCGTCCAGCGCGCATTTTCTGCCGGGCGGGCAGCGCTGTATTTCGATGGTCGCGCGCCTCGGCAAGGTAATGGAGAGCCACGCCGAGCACTCGCCACTGAAGAGGGCCGCCTCGTGAACGAAACGACCGCCAGCTTCAGCAAGTTCGCCCGGCTCCAGGGCTGGAGTCCGAGCTACGTGAGCAAACTCAAGGATGCCGATCGCCTGGTGCTGACGGAGAACGGCAAACGCGTGCGCGTCGAGGCCTCGCTGGCGCGCATCAAGGAAACCGAAAGCGGTCAGCCACAGCACGTGGCCAGCCGCCGCCATCAGCAAGAGCGGCGCGATGGCGCGTCCGAGCCGGATGTGCCGCCGGTGAACGAAACACCACCAACACCAGAGGGTGGCGGTGAAGAACCGATCTCAAACTCACGCGCCCATTGGGAGCGGCGCGAGGCCGCGGCGCGCGCGGAGACCCGCGAAATCGAGCTGGCGAAGCTCAAGGGCGACCTCGTCGAGACCGCCGCCGTGCGCGCTGCCGGCGCGGAAGCGGGCACGGTGCTGCGCGCGGCGCTGGAAAACCTGCCAGACCAGGTGGCGCCGCTTCTCGCCGAAGGCAACCCCGAGCGTGAGGAGCGTATCCGCGCGCGCCTGGCTGAGCACGTCGAACTCGTACTGACTGAAATTTCCAACAAGATCAACAAGGCGTTGAGCGAACAGACCGTGGGTACCCAAACATGAAATGCAGGAAATACAAGCGGCGTCACCCGTGGTCGTCACCCGCCGAGCTGGAGACACTGAAGCGTCTGTATCCCAATACGCCGACTACAGAAATTGCGGCATTGTTGGGTCGGCGGATCGAGCAAGTTTATAACAAAGCCTCTGTCCTCGGCCTTAAGAAAAGCGCGGCCTATCTCGCCAGTCCGGCGGCTTGTCGGCTCCGTCGTGGCGACAATGTCGGAGCCGCGTGCCGCTTCCAAAAGGGACATGTGCCAGCGAACAAAGGCCTACGTCGGCCAGGCTACGCGCCAGGGCGCATGGCCGAGACACAGTTCAAGAAGGGCCGGAAATCGCACACGTGGAAACCGATCGGTACCGAACGCATCAACGCCGACGGCTATCTTGACCGCAAGATCAGCGACACCGGCTATCCGCCGCGCGACTGGCGCGGTGTGCACATCTTGCTGTGGGAGGAAAACTATGGACCGATCCCGCGCGGGTACATGGTGTGCTTTCTCAATGGGGACAAACGCGATATTCGGCTCGACAACCTTATGCTGCTCAACTGGGCTGAACGAATGCGCCTCAACACGTATCACAACCGATACCCGAAAGAGATCGGTCGCCTGATCCAACTGCGCGGCGCCCTCGTGCGTCAAATCAACCGGAGAATGAAAGATGAAAAACCGAATCGAAGATCTGCGTGATCACCTGTTCGAGACGATCGAATCGTTGAAGGACAAGGAAAAACCGATGGACATTGAACGGGCCAAGGCCATTGCCGGCGTCGCGAAGGTGGTGATCGATTCGGCTAAGGTCGAGGTCGATCACCTGCGTGCACTCGAAAATCTCGGAGTACGCGTGCAGGCGAATCCCGATGGTGGTGTTGGCACTGGGTTCATCGGTACCGCGCCAAGATTGAGGGCACTTAAATGAACACTGCTTCACCCAATCCGCCCAAGGAGGCGACCATGGAAACGCAGCCAGTCAGTAGCACCAAGACGAAGAGTGAGCCCGTACCGGAACAGAGCGCAGTGGTGAAACTCAAGCCGCTGCGTGACGGACTCAAGGAACTCGAAAACGCCTACGAGCTGATGCGCGCGTCGCGCACAGTGTTCAAGGAGAAGATCGCGGCCGTGGCCGAGAAGTCCGGCGTCGAGCCGTCGGTGATCCGCGCCTTCATCGCGACGCGCATGATCGAGGACAGCGAAAAGTCCGAGCGTAAGGCCGAGCAGGCGCGGCAACTGGTGATGGTATTCGAGGAAGTCGGGAACTGATGTTTGCAAACGATGAGCGTCTACGTCGATAAATCAGCGTACCCGTTCGGTCGTATGGTCATGTGCCACATGCTCGCCGACACGCTCGACGAGCTGCACGCCATGGCCGACCAGATCGGCGTGGCGCGACGACATTTCCAGATGGATTCGACCGCGCCGCACTATGACATCTGCAAATCGAAGCGCGCGCTCGCGGTGCGGTACGGTGCGATCGAGATTGGCCGGCGCGAACTCGTCGAAATAATCAGATGCCACAGAAAGACAAAGGCCAGCACATGACCGCCGCCCAACCCACTGCCCGTCCCTCCGGCCGCGCGCTGTTCCTCGGCGCGATGGCGGCGGCGTGCCGGCCGCGCAAGCGGCTGACGGTCAGCCAGTGGGCGGACGCACACCGCGTGCTCACGACCAAGGCATCGAGCGAGGCGAGCGCGTGGCGCACGGCGCGCGTGCCGTTCGCGCGCGAAATCATGGACTGCCTGTCGGTGGAATCGCCGGTGCGCTCGGTGTCGTTCATGAAGGCGTCGCAGATTACCGGCACCGAGATTGCGCTCAACTGGACCGGCTACGTCGCCGACCACGCGCCGGCGCCGATGCTCGTGGTGGTGCCGACGCTCGACGTGCGCGAGCGCTGGGTGAAACAGCGCCTCGACCCCATGCTCACCGAGACCGCGCGGCTGGCGGAGGTGTTCGACGCCAAGCGCAAACGCGCCGCGGCCAACACCGAGGGCATGAAGGATTACCCCGGCGGCCTGATCATCATCGGCGGCGCGAACTCGCCGGCCTCGCTCGCCTCGATGCCGATCAAGTACGTGGTGAACGACGAGATCGACCGCTTCCCGTGGGAGGTCGGCGAGGAGGGCGACCCGCTGGAACTGATCCGCGCGCGCCAGCGCACGTTCCCGCGGCGCAAGGAACTGAACGTCTCCTCGCCCACGATCAAGGACGCCTCGCGCATCGAAGCGCTGTATCTGGCCGGCGACCAGCGCCGCTACCACGTGCCGTGCCCGCACTGCCACGAGCTGTTGGTGCTGCACTGGACCGCGAACCCGGAGGAGCCGCACCACGGCCAGCTCAAGTGGTCCATCGACCCCGCCACCAAGCAGCCGCGCGACGTGGTGTACGTCTGCGGCCATTGCGGCAGCGAAATCGACGAGCACCACAAACCGTGGATGCTGGAACACGGCCGCTGGATTCCGAAGTACCCGCACCGTACCGCGCGCAGCTACCACCTCAACAGTCTCTACGCGCCCATCGGCCTCGGGCTGCGCTGGCACGAGATGGTGGCCGATTGGCTCGCGGCCCAGGGCGACCGCACCAAGCTCAAGGTGTTCATCAACACCGTGCTCGGCGAACCCTGGGAAGACCGCGACGGAACGCTGAGCGACAAGGCGCTCGCCGACCGTGCCGAGGCCTACGGCCTGCGCGAGATCCCGCCCGGCTGCCTCGTCCTCACCGCCGCGATCGACGTGCAGGGCGACCGCCTCGAGGTCGGGCTGTTCGGCCACGGACGCGGGCGCCGGACCTGGACACTCGACCACCTGGTCATCCCCGGCGACCCGGCGCGGCTTTTGGATGCCGCCGCGCGCGGCGAGGGCCCGCTCGCGGATTACCTGGTCGCGCGGTTCGCCAACCGCTTCGGCAAGGAACTGCGCATCGAAAGCGTGGCGATCGACACCGGCGGCCACCACACGCAGGAGGTCTACAACTTCGTGCGCGCCGCCAAGCAGCTGCCGCAGGCGCGCCGCCCGCGCCGGCTAATGGCCGTGAAGGGCGCGAACGCGCCAGGCAAGCCGATCCTCGCCGGCCGGCCGCAGCCGCAGGACGTGAACTGGCGCGGCAAGGTCATCAAAAACGGCGTGATGCTCTGGATGGTCGGCACCGACACCGCCAAGTCGCTGCTGTTCGATCGCCTCAAGAGCGACGCCGGGCAGGACCCGGCCGCGCGCCTGGTGCACTTCTCGAAGGACCTGCCGGAGGATTACTACATCCAGCTCACCGCCGAACGCTTCGATCCCGAAAAAAACAAGTGGGTGAAGCTGCGCAACCGTCGCAACGAGGCGCTCGACCTGTGGGTGTACGGCGCCGCGGCGGCGTACCACCCCGAGGTGCGCGTGCACGCCATGCGCCCGCGCGACTGGCAGTACCTCGAGCAGCTGCTGGAGCCGCCGGAAGCATTGCCGGTGGAGCCGGGCGCGCCGGCGCCGGCCACCACGCCGCCGCTGCCGCCCGATAAATCCCGCCGCCGTGTTATCAGTAAGGGCGTCGGATTCGTGAACCGATGGAAACAATGACGCCGCGACACACAGAGGAGATCACGACGTGAAATCGAACTTTGTCATGGACTGGAAACAACCCGGTATCCGCGACTTGCCCTACGTCAAGGGCGCGTGCGAGTCCTGGGCGCGATGGTGCAGCGGCAGCCGCGCCGGCGGTATTTCCCTCACTGGCCGGTTGATGCAGGGCGCGCGCTCGAACGTCTGCCCGGGTTGGATCGAGGACGCGCAGGCCGGACGCGGGCACGACCCCTGGTGCCCGGACTGTCGCGGCACTGGCCGGCTGTTGTTGAAGCTCACGGCCATCCAGCGCACGGTTACGCGGGTGTGTCCGATATGCGAAGGCAGCAAAAAATTTTCCGGCGACTATTGCTACCGCTGCAAGGGCACGGGGACGGTGCAGGTGATCCAACTCAAGGTGAATCCCACCGGCATCCGTGGCACCCGTTTTTCCGTCGGCGCCGGTGCCGGCGACAGCCAGTCGCTGATTCTCGACGACCTCATCACCGGCTGGCGTGAGCGCGACCAGACGTTCTGGATGAACCGTGTGGTCGTCCGCGAATACTTCTGGAACGGTACTCAGGAGACCAAGGCGCAGCAGCTCCGGGTGTCGCAAAGTTTCTACGAGAAAACGCTGCGTGCGGCCTACGTGAATATCGATCAAATTCTTTTCAAAAAAATGCCGAGAGGGTATTGACAGCCGTACGGTTTTTAGTTCTAATTTCGCCACGCTGGTCGTAGTGTCCCCCAAAGGAACTGCGCCCGCACCCAAACCGAACCCGGCCCCGTGCCGGGTTTTTTTATGCCCGCCTCCGTGCGGGCTTTTTATTTGCCGAGGAAATTCATATGTCCAGACGAGCGAGCGCGCAGCGCGTAGCAGGGCGACATTAATGCGCACCGGTATCGTGAAGTGGTTCGACGCCAAGAAGGGTTTCGGCTTCATCACACCCGAGGACGGCTCTGCGGACGTGTTTGTGCATTACACGGCAATCGACGGCACGGGCTACCGCACGCTCAAGGATGGTTCGCGCGTCGAGTTCGATACCGTCGAGGGCCCCAAAGGCCAGCAGGCAGCGCACGTCGCGCCGCTCGCGGGCGGCTGATGGAGATCAGCGTTCGTGCCGATGTGCAGGACGCCATCCGTCAACTGCGCCTGATCGGTTCCGAGGTGGTTCCGAAAGCCGCCGCGGCGGCACTGAACGATACGGCCTTCGAGGGCCGGCGCGTCGCGCAAGAAGAAATGAAGCAGGTTTTCGATCGTCCGACGCGCTGGACGCTCAACGCGCCGTGGGTGGTGAAGGCGCGATCGTTCCGACTGGTGTCGGAAGTCAACTTGCAGGGCAAGGCGTTCAAATCCACGGACGCCTATGCCTACCTCAATCCACAAATCGAGGGTGGCCCGCGGCCGGCCAAGCGCTCGGAGAAGCTACTGCGCGCACGCGGCATTTTGCCGGCGAATATGTTCATCGTGCCCGGTGCCGGCGCGCGCATCGACAGCCACGGCAATATGAGTCGCGGGCAGATGCAACAGATCCTCGCGCAGGTGCGGGCGCACTTCGACCCGCTACAGCGCACGCCGCACAACCGGCGCACGGAGTATTTTCACGCCATCCTCGACGGCACCAATGGCATCTGGCGCCGTCGCGCCGGTGGCGTGGTGCCGGTGCTGGTGTTCGTCAAGCAGCCGCAGTACCGCACGCGGTTTCGGTTTTATTCCGTGGTCGAGAGAGTGGTGGCGCGGTCCTGGCGAAATAATTTCGAGAAGCAAATATCGGCGCGCTTGCGCCGGGGATACTAGGCCTTGGAACTGTAACAACCAGACCCGGAGAAATTCTTTATGGCAGGCATTACTCTGGAGCAGGCCGAAGCCAAGCTCACTACCTGGCTGGCGGCGATGGACAAGATCGCGGTCGGACAAAGCTACAGCATTGGCAGCCGCACGCTTACTCGCGCGAATTTGGGCGAGGTACAGAAACAGGTGGAATACTGGGACAACCAGGTCAAGCGCCTGACCCGCGGCGGCATCAGCGTGCGCGGCGCGACGATCACCCGCGGCTGATGCGCGACACCGGCAACGAAAAACTCCGGCGCCTCAGCGTTACGGAGAATCTGCTCGACAAGGCGATCCGTTGGGCCGATCCGGTGCGCGCCGCCCAGCGTTATCGGGCGCGCATGACGCTGGCGGTCGTCGGCGGCTATACCGGCGGTTCGCGAACGCGCCGTTCCCTGAGCACGTTCAAACCGGCGGAGCTGAGCGCGGATGCCGCCCTGCTGCCCGACCTGGCGGTCCTGCGCGACCGCTCCAGCGACTTGGTCCGCAATTCGCCGCTGGCCGCCGGCGCGATCAACACCGTCTGCACGTCGGTGGTCGGTCCCTGGATAAAAGCCAAGAGCAACATCGACCGCGAATTTCTTGGTCTGACGGACGCGGAGGCGGAAGCCTGGGAAGCGGACGCCGAGTTTTTCTGGAATATGTGGGCGGATTCGCCCGAGTGCGACACCACGCGCACGCAGAATTTTCACGGCCTGTGCGACCTGGTGTTGCGCGCCTCGCTCGAATCCGGCGACGTGTTTTCCATGTTGCCGTTCATCGAGCGCCGCGGGTCTCCGTTCGGACTCAAAGTCACGCTGATCGAAGGCGCGCGCGTCTGCAACGATGGCTGGAAGATAGACACGCTGGAGTGCGCTGGCGGCGTACATCTTGACGTCAACGGCTCGCCCACCGCCTACGATGTCCTGAAGATTCACCCGGGCGCGGTCACGCTCAAGAACCGCGAATGGATTACCGTCCCGGCCTTCGGCGAACAGACCGGCCGGCGCAACGTGCTGCACCATTTCACCCGGCTGCGCCCCGGCCAGAATCGCGGCGTGCCGTATTTCACGCCGGTGATCGAGGCGCTGAAGATGATCTCGGATTATACCGACGCTGAACTGATGGCCGCGGTCGTCAGCGGATATTTCACGGTGTTCGTTAAAAATAAGGATGGCAGCGGTGCCGATGGTCTGGCCGCGATGTCGCCGACCTCCGAGGTTGGCGGTTCCGCGTCCGACACGGACTATAAGCTCGGTAACGGCGCCATTATCGGTCTGGCCGATGGCGAGGAGATCGACACCGCCAATCCGGGCCGTCCGAACACGGCGTTTGACGGATTCGTGCGTGCCATCGCCGAGCAGATCGGCGTGGCGCTTGAATTGCCATACGAGGTGCTGGTCAAGCATTTTACGGCGTCATATTCCGCTGCCCGCGCCGCGCTGCTCGAGGCCTGGCGCTTCTACCGCAAGAAACGCGCATGGCTCGCGAGCTCGTTTTGCCAGCCGGTGTATGAGGAGTTTCTGATGGAGTGCGTCGCGCGCGGGTTGCTGCGCGCGCCCGGGTTCCTCGATGACCCGTACATCCGTCGCGCGTACTGCATGGCGACTTGGTACGGCGTGCCGATGGGGCATATCCAGCCGGCGCAGGAGGCGAATGCCGCACAGACGCGCATCGAGATCGGTATCACCAATCTAGAACAGGAAATCGCCGACTACAACGGCGGTGATTGGGAAGACACACACGCCCAAGCTGTGCGCGAAAAAAAGGCGCGCAAGGACGGCGGACTGGAACCGGTCGTTGTGTCGGCGCCGACGATGCCGTCACGGCCCATGGATAACCCGGCCGATGCGCCGGACAAGCCCGAGGAGAATTAATTTTATGACAAGACGAGCGAGCGCGCTGCGCGTAGCAGGGCTACGTTAATGCGCGTGATTGATGTTTTGAATTCTCCCTGGGCCATCGTCCCCGACAAGTTGCAAGAGATTCAGGCGATCTACGCCACGCATCTGCGCGGCGACAAGATCGACATCAAAGGCATCGAGGCCAAGCTCGGCCAGCCGCTGCAGAACAAGGAACAGGGTTACGAGGTCATTGACGGCGTGGCGGTGATCCCGATCGACGGCGTCGTCAGCAAGCGTATGAACCTGTTCTCGCAGATCAGCGGCGGGGCCAGCACCGAACTCATCGGGCGCGACATCCGCGCCGCTTTGGCCGACCCGGCGGTGCATTCGCTGTTGCTGCAGGTGGATTCGCCCGGCGGCACCGTGGACGGCACGCAGGAACTGGCGCAACTGATTCACGGCGCCCGCGGGCAGAAACCCATCGTCACCTACGTGGACGGCATGATGGCCTCGGCGGCTTACTGGATCGGCAGCGCCGCCGACAAGGTGTTCATCGGTTCCGACACCGCTCAGGTGGGATCGATCGGCGTGGTCGCGAGCCACACGGATTATTCCCGGCGCGAGGAAATGCTCGGCATGAAGACCACCGAAATCTTCGCCGGCAAGTACAAACGCATCGCCTCTAGCCACAAGCCGTTGTCCGAGGCTGGCCAGCAGTACATCCAGGACATGGTGGATTACCTCTATTCTGTTTTCGTGGGCGATGTCGCCAAGCAGCGCGGCGTGGACACGGAGATGGTGTTACAGAACATGGCCGACGGTCGCGTTTTCACCGGCCAGCAGGCGGTCAGCGCGGGACTCGTGGACGGTGTTGCCACGATGAACGGTCTGATCGCCAAACTCAATGCGGACAGGACGGATGTGGCACAGCGCCGCGCCAACTTGGCCGATCTCAACGCATCGCTCAGTCGTTAAATCTTATATCCAGACGAACGAGATCCGCGCCGGTGTGCGCGCAACCACAACCTTTTGAGGACAACGCAATGGACCCGAAAATGACCATCCAGACTTTCAAGGCGGAATACCCCGCCATCGCCGAGGCGCTCATCGCCGAAGGCAAAACCAGCGTGGACGCCGACAAGCTTCGTGCCGAAGGCCACGTAAACGGCAAGGCCGAAGGCCTCGCCGCCGGCGCGTCCGCCGAGCGCGCGCGCATTCAGACGATTTTCGCCTTGCAGACGCCGGGTCACGAGGCGCTGATCAAGGACGCGATGTTCGACGGCCAGAGCACCGCCGGCGATGTGGCGCAGAAAATCGTCGCGGCGGACAACGCCACGCGCGGCAACAAACTCGACGCATTGCGCAAGGACGGCGCGGCGCCGGCCGTCGTCCAATCCGGTCCGGCGAACCTGCCGGCCGCCAGCGAAGTGGACGCCAACCTGCCGGTCGAGGAGCGCTGCAAGGCCAAGTGGGACAAGGACTCGGCCATCCGGTCGGAGTTCACGTCCGTCGAGGCCTACACCGCCTACGTGAAGGCCGAAGAAGCCGGTCGCGTCAAGCTGCTCGGCAAGCGTAGCGCCTGAACCAAACCCAAAACCGCCCGCCGTTTGGGCGGCGACTGAAACCAATCTGAGGAAACCAACATGAAAATCAAGAGTCAGTATTTGTTCGCCCTCGCCGTAATTGTCGGCGTGTTGGGGATGTTCCCCGAAGCGCAGGCCTATGTCAGCACCGACATGCTCAGCATGTCGATGATCGGCATGACCACGCTCGCGGCCAATACCCCCCGTGCCTTCGAGGGCGGGTCCCGCAACGAAATCCCGGTCATCGCGTCGGACATCGTCTACGAAGGCGCCGCCGTCGGCGTCGTCATCGGCACGGGCCATGCCCGTCCGCTGGCGGCCACCGATCGCTTCGCCGGCTTCGCCGAAGCCAAGGCCGACAACGCGGCCGGCGCGGCGGCGGCCATCAACGTGCGCGTTGTCGAATCCGGCAAAATCCAATTGTCCGTCACCGGTGCGGTGATCACCGACGTCGGCCAGCCGGTGTATGCCACCGACGACAACGCCTTCACGTTCGTGCCGACGGCCGCCGTGTTTATCGGCTTCGTGCACCGCTTCGTGAGTTCCGGCGTGGTGGTGGTGGCGTTCGACGCGCTGAACTATCGCGACCCCTACGCCGAGTACACCATCCGCGAGACGCTCTCCGCCAACAAGACGCTCGACATCGAGGACAACGGCAAGGTTTTCTTCGTTGATACCGACGCCGTGGTCGTTACCCTGCCGGTCGTCGCCACCCCCGTCAACGCCAAGATCGTCAACATCGGCGCGTATGGCGCGGTGAAGTTGTCGATCGATCCGGCTGCCGCCGACAAGGTGCAAGGGCCGGATCTGCCGGGCACCGACAACAAAGACCTGATCAACACCAAGGCCACCGCCAAGCGCGGCGACTATGTGGTGTTGACCACGGGCGACGCCAACGGTGCGATCGTGGCTGAGCTACGCGGCATCTGGGCGACCGAAGCCTAATCCTGACGGCCCGTAACAGGACCGCCACAACAACCGAACCGACAAGAGGACAAAATCATGGACCAAAGCATTCTTTCCAGCCGTGCCATCATGGGCATGTACTTCGCCCAGCAGGAGGCCGATCCCGGCCTGGCGTTCGTCGACGGAGTGTCGAATCTGTTTAACTCCGATCAGGCGAGCGAAACCTACAACTTCCTCGGCCAGTCGCCGGCCATGCGCCTGTGGGTCGGTGGCCGTCAGGCCAAGGGCTTCAGCGGCCAGGGCGTCACCATCGTCAACAGCCACTACGAGGCCACGATCGAGGTCGCCAAGAAGGACGCGCGCCGCGACAAGACCCCGCAGATCAAGGCGCGCATCGAGGAGTTCTACGCACGTTCGCAAACGCATTGGACCAGCCTGTTGTCCACGCTGCTGCTGAACGGTCCGTCCACGGCCTGCTATGACGGCCAGTTTTTCTTCGACACCGATCACAGCGAGGGCGACAGCGGCACGCAGGACAACGACATCACGGTGGATATCTCGGCCCTGCCGGCCGCGGTGCACGGCGTGGTAACGGCCCCGAGCGTGGAGGAGATGCAGCAGTCGATCCTGAAAGGGATCGCGCAGATCCTGTCGTTCAAGGACGATCGCGGCGAGCCGATGAACGAAAATGCCCGCCGCTTCGTGGTGACCGTGCCGGTTAGTCTGTACCTCACCGCGGTGGCGGCGGTCAGCACTCTGGTTACGGCGGCCCTGCAGCAGAACCTCAACCCGAACCTGATCGCCGGCCTGACGGTGGACGTGCAGATGAACGCGCGCCTCACCTGGACCGACAGCTTCGCGGTGTTCCGCACCGACAGCCCGATCAAGGCCTTCATTCGTCAGACCGAGCAGGAAGTGGAACTCAAGGCGAAGGCCGAGGGCTCCGAGTTCGAGTTCGACAACGATGCCTGGCAGTTCGGCATCGACGCCTGGCGCGGCGTCGGTTACGGCTACTGGCAGCGGGGCTGCTACGTCACGATGATCTGATCGCAGTAACGGGCAATCGTCAATGCAACGACGGGGTGGCGAAAGCCACCCCGTTTTTATTTCAGGAGAGGAAACATGAAAAACTATTCCGCCGCCGCCGTCATCACCCTTGTGTCCGGTCAGGTGAAGTTGACACCGGACCAATACAAGACGCGCGCGCACAACCTGGCGCCGGTCAATGCCGCCGACGGTGTGTACGAAATCGCAAAGCCCGTGCAGTTTAAGCGCGGAGAAAGTTTTGGTTACGACGGCATCTTGACCAAGGCCCTGGCCGGCGAACTCATGACGCCGGAACAGATCAGGGCCGAGGCCGACGCGAAAGCGAAGGAAGAAAAGAAAGCCAAGGCCAAGGCCACCGCTGATGCGGCGGCCAAAAAGAAAGCTGGAGAAGACGCGGCCAACGAGAAAGCGGAAACGATGGCGCGGGCCGTCGGTGATGCGGACAAGGCGGTGGCATCCGCCCGTAAAGCCTTGGGCGATCTCGGTAACAAGGCCGACCCGGCCGTGATGCAGGCGATCGAGCAGACCATCGAAGACATGGGGATTTTCGCCGACGACGGCGATGTCGAAGGCCTCAAGGCGGCGACCGCCGCGCTGGCCTCGCACACCGACAGCCTGACAAAGAAGAAATAACCCGTGGCTGTCGAGGACGCCGACGACCGGGCCACGATGTTGGCCGATTGGGATACCGCCACCTACAACGGCGCCACGACCGTCAACGGCATTTTCGACAACGAGTATTTCGAGATCGGGTCGGGCACGCCGGGCATGGAGGGTAGCCAACCGAGCTTTATATGCCGCGCGGCGGATGTGTCGGCCGCGGCGCAGGGCGACACGCTGCTGATTAATAGCATCACCTACACGGTCGTGGCCGTACAACCGGACGGCAACGGCATGGTTCGCCTGGTATTGCGCGAATAGAAAAATGGCCAGACGTTAATGGACGCCGTTGATAAAGCACAGGCGCGCGAGGACGAGTTGCGAGATGAGGCGATTGCGTCGGCGCGCAACCGTCCGCGCGAAGCGCCGCGCACGGTGGGCGGTGTCCGGCTGTGTCTCGACTGCGACGACCCGATCAACGAGCAGCGGTTAGCTGCCAATCCGCAGGCGGTGCGCTGCGCGGAGTGTCAGGAAAAACACGAACATCAACAGGGGCGCGCAAGGGGATGGCGTTAATGGATGCAGCGGCAATCAAGCAGGCAGTGCACGCCGCGCTCAACGAGCGCGATGGTCTCGACCACGATACGCACCGGGCGCATCACGACTACATCAACCAGCGCATCGAACGCGATAAGCGCCGCGATCTCCGGCGCCAGGAGCTGGTCGACAAGATCAAGGCGACCCTGATCGGCGGGCTGTTGCTGCTCATCGTCGGCGGCGCGATGACCGCTCTTTACAACGTCGGCGTGTTCGTCATCGAGCTTTACCAGAAATCCAAGGTGCACTGAATATGACCGGACGAGCGAGCGTGAAGCGCGTAGCAGGTAGACACTAATGGCCGACCTCCGCGCCGAGCAGATTGTCGCCGCCTTCGTGACCAAGGTGACCAGCCTCGCGACCACGGGCGCCAACGTGTTCCGCGGGCGCGTGCATCCGGTGCCGGACAACAAGCTGCCGGCGATTCTGGTGTATCTCGGGCCGGACGTGCCGATGCACGACGAGGGCGCGTCGTCGTCGTTTCAGTATCTCGACAGCCGCCTTACGGTGTTCATCGAGGCGCTGTCCAAGACCTCCGCCACGCAGGTGGATACGCAGCTCAACCAGATACGCAAGGAGGCGATCGTCGCGCTGCGCGCCGACCACACGCAGGGCCTGGCGTTTGTCCTCGATTCGCTCGAAGGCCCGGCTGAGCCGGATCTGAAAGGCGATGGCGACAAACCCACCGGGTCGCTGCGTATGGAGTGGACCGTGCTTTACCGGCGCTCGCGCGCCGACGGCAGCGCTTAATCCGAGGAGGATTCGATTCATGGCCAAACCCAAACCAGATCCCGCACCGCCAGCGCCCAAGGTCCCGACGATGACCGTCGAACCGACGTCCGGCGATACCGTCACGATCGCGCCGGCCACCCAGCCCGCCAGCGCCGACAAACCCGAGGAGCCCGTCAATGCTGAAAAACCGTGAAGTCATTCTCGCCAAGGCCGAAACCACCTACAACACCGATCCCACGCCGGTGGCGGGCACCAACGCCATCCTGGTCGAGAACCTTGGCTGGTCGTTCGCAGGCAGCCGCATGGCGGAACGTCCGGCGATCCGCGCCAGTCTGGGCCAGCTCAAGCCGCTGTACGCCGGCTCGCTCATGCAGTTCAGTTTCGATGTTGAGATCAAAGGCTCCGGTGCCGCCGGCACCGCGCCCGAGCTTGGTGTATTGCTGCAGGGCTGCGGTATGTCCGAGACCGTCGTGGGCGCCACCTCCGTTACCTACAAACCCGCCTCGACCTCGCTCAAGAGCCTGACGCTCTATTTCCACCAGGACGGCCTGCTCTACAAACTCACCGGCGCGCGCGGGCGGATCAAGAGCATGCTCAAGGTCGGCGAAGTCGGCAAATTCTCGTTCGAGTTCGTCGGCCATTTCTCCGGCCCGACGGACGTGGCGCTGCCGAGCGCGACCTACAACGCCACGGTGCCGGTGCCGGTGCTTTCCTCGGCGTTCACCATCGATTCCTACGCCGCCATCATCACTGGGCTTGAGTTCGATCTCGGCAACAACGTCATCACGCCGGGCGATATCTCGGCGGCTGACGGTTACGGCCAGATCCAGATCGTCGAGCGTAAGCTCATCGGCTCGTTCGACGCCGAGACGGTACTGGTGGCCGCGCACAATTTCATCAGCAAGTGGACCGGCGGCAGTGCCATGGCGCTCACCACCGGTGTTATCGGTGGCACCGCCGGCAACCGTTTCGCCATCACCATGCCGGCCGTGACCTACACCGAGGTCGGCAAGGGCGACAAGGACCGGATCAGCACCTTCGACCTCGCGTTCCAGGGCGCCGAGTCGGCGACCGACGACGAAGTTTCCATCGCGTTCACTTAATCAAGGGGTTTTATTCATGGCTATTCGCGCTGCCGATCCCATCACGCCGTTCTGGTACACGCCTGTCTCGGAAGAAGGCAAAGAAAATCCGACGCGGTTTCATCTCAAGCCCCTCGATGGGGTGGAGATGTTCGGCATCCGCTCGATGATCAAATTCGACGACGATGGCCAGATGGTCACCACGGCGGCCTGCGCGCGCACCGCGCTGCGCGCCGGCCTGATCGGGTGGGAAAACTTCGCGGACTCCGCGGGGAATCCAGTGACGTTCGACGCCGACCGCGCGATCAACGTCGCGCGCATCCCGTTCGAGTTTGTGATTGAGCTGTTTAGCGCCATCGTCAACCGCTCAGTCCTGTCGGAGACCGCAAGAAAAAACTGATCATCGCCGCCCACGTGGCGGCAAACCGGTCGAAGTTCGACTGTCAGCACTGCATATGGGGGCGGCATTGCGACGACACCAATCCGGCGCCGTTCCCGCAGTGGGCCATCGCGGGTGTTATCGAGTCGCGCACCTGCCTGCTGCCGATGATCACGCCGTTTTCGTGGTTCATGGTCGAGCTTTACGGCCACTACCAGAATCGCCTGCTGCCGTTCGCCGGCGGCGTGCTGGAGCAGCCGGCGATCTACACCGAGGCGATGCGAACCCTGGAGTCAACCTTTAACCGGATATCGCGCGAAAATGGCAGAAGCTAAAGTCATTATCAAGGCCGAGGACCGCACCCAAGCGGCGTTTCGGTCGGTGCAAAATAATCTGCAAAAGTTGGCCGGCGTGCTCGGCGTCGGACTCGGTGCCGGCTATTTCGTCTCGCTCGTCAAAAGCTCGATTGACGCGGCGGACCGCCTGCATGACTTGAGCAAGACAACCGGAATCACCGTCGAAGATTTGGCCGGGCTCAACCTGCTGGCAAAACAAACTGGCACGGATCTGGATGGCCTGGCCAAGGGCATCAACAAAATGTCGGTGGCAATCGGGAAAGACCCCGATAAATTCCGCGCGCTCGGCGTCACCGCCAAGGACAACGTCGAAGCGTTCAAGCAATTAGCCGATATTTTCAATTTGCTGCCGGACATCCAGCAGCGCAATGCCCTGGCACAGTCCGTGTTCAGCAAGTCCTGGACGGAGATGGCGCCGGCGCTGTCGGAGGGCGGGAAGAAAATTGGCGAGGTTGTCGAGGAGGGCAAAAAGCTCTCAAAAATGACGGAGTCCATGGGGGTCAACGCAGATAAGTTCAACGATGATCTGGCCAAGCTGAATATCACGCTGGGGGCCACAAAAACCAAGCTGGTTGCAGATATGTTGCCTGGTATGAACGATATCGCCAAAGCGATGCAAGAGGCTGCAAAAGAAGGCGGGTTGCTGTTAACAGTCTGGGTTGGTCTGGGTGGGGTGATGGCGAACCTGCTTGGCATGTCGGACGCGCAAAAGTCGAGCGCTCGAATCCGGGAGATCAACGACGAACTCGCAGTGATGACAAAGCAGCTTGCGGCCGGCAGTCTAAATCCGCCCGGCGCGAACAATAGTTTATTTTCCTTCCTGATTCCTAATGTAAAGCTCGGACAGGATGCCTTGGCGAAAATCCGCGCATCAATAGACGCTCTCGAAGAAGAAAAGAAGAGGTTAACGCCGCCGGGAGTCGTAATAAAGCCGCCGCCCGACCCGCTCGCCGCTGCCGCGGCTGCCGCCAAAGCTAAGCTGTTTTTAGGCGTTGAATCGGAAAAACAACTCGAAAATCTGCTGGACGACCTGCGCAAGGCGACACTGGAAAATCAGGCCGCCATCACGGAAGACGAAAAAGAAAAGGCGCAACTGCGTGTTGATGCCGCGAAACAGGAGATGGAGAAAAAATTAAAGATACTTGAAAGAACGGGTATTTCGCGCAAGGCGGTTGAATCGGATTACAACAAGTGGCTTGCCTCGGAGCAGGCCAAGGCCAACTACACGTCGCGCACGGAGATGGAGAAACTCAACGACGAATGGCAGAACTCCACCAAACAGATGCAACTGGCGACGGCCGGTTGGGCGAAGAGCTCGACCGACGCGATCGTCGAGTGGGGCATGACCGGTAAAAACACCGTCCGCGACTTCGTGAACTCCGCCCTGCGTGACTTGCTGCGGCTGGCGACACAGAAAAACATCACCGGCCCGTTGTTTTCCTCGATGGAATCCGGCGGGTTCTTTCAAGCCATCGGCAGCATGATGGGTTTTGCTCATGGCGGCAGTTTCAACGTCGGCGGTTCCGGCGGCACCGACAGCCAGTTAGTGCAATTCATGGCGACCCCCGGTGAGCGCGTGTCGGTGGAAACGCCGGGACAGCAGGCAGGCGGCGCGAACGTCACCGTCAACGTCATCAACCAGTCCGGCACGCCCGTACAGGCCGACAACCGCGGCGGCCGGTTCGATGGCGAGACGTACATCGTGGACGTGGTGCTCAGGAATATCGATAACTACGGCCCGCTGCGCACGGCCATCGCGGGAGTCTGACCGTAATGGCTGCTTTCCCGACGCTGACGATCAACCCGAGCTGGCCGCTCGACCCGGATGGCGAACTGGAAGATGCCACGCTGCGCTCGCCCTTCGAGGGCGGCTACGAGCTGACGCGCCAGAAGTTCACGCGCACCCGGCGCAACTGGGGCGTGCGCTACGAGGCGCTGGGCCAGACCGACAAGGATTCGCTCGCCACTTTCGAGAAGGACACCGTGAAGGGCGGGGCCGACAGCTTTACCTGGACGCATCCCAAGACCGCGACGGTCTACACCGTGCGCTTCACCGGACCGGTGAAGTTCGCCTACGTCACGGTCGGCGTCTATTCGGCGTCGTTCATGCTGCGCGAGGTATGACAATGAAGGCATTTGTCCAGAAGCTGTGTATGAGGATATCCGGCAAGAATCTGGAGCAATTGCGCATGGGTTTCTCTCTGCACTATTTTCTGACGCGCTCCAGATGGAAGGCATACCGCGCTGCGGTTTTTGGGTAGCACATGAAGACGCTGCCGGCAAATCTCATTCTCGAAAAGAACAAGCTCGCCACGACCAGCGCGTGGCTGGTGCTGGTCGAGATCACGCTGCCGAACGCGACGGTCATTCGCCTGGCGCGGAACAACGTGGACGTCCCGTTTCAGGCCAATAACTACTTGGCGTTTCCGTTCGATATTGACTCTACCAAGTCGAGCGGCCAGGGAGAGATCCCGCAGGTTCAACTGCGCGTATCCAACGTTACGCGGCTGTTGCAGGCGTATATCGAGCAATACAACGGCGGCGTCGGGTTCACGGTCAAGATCATCGTCGTCAATTCCGCGCTGCTCGCGGAGAGTTACGCCGAGCTTGAGATGACGTTCGATGTGCTGGCGTGCCAATCGGACAGCCAGTGGGTCACGTTCACCCTGGGTGCGCCGAACCCGCTGCGGCGCCGGTACCCGCTGTATCGCGCCATCGCCAATCACTGCAACTGGACCTACAAGGGCCGGGAGTGCAACTACACCGGCGCGCTCGCCACCTGCAAGCGCACGCTGGCGGATTGTCAGGCGCACAGCAATTCCGCCCGCTTCGGCGGGCGTCCCGGACTCTCCAGCACGGGGATACGCCTTGCATGAGCTTAAACAAATATCTCGGCAAGGGCTTCGCTTACGGCGGGCGCGGGCCGGACGTGTACGACTGTTACGGGTTGGTGAAGGCGATCCACGCCGATCGCGGCATTGACCTGCCCGAGTATCTGTCCACGACCGACAAGAGTCTGATTCACCAGATGGTGATGCAGGGACGCGGACTGTTCACGCCCCTGATCGAACCAGCGCCGTGGTGCGTGGTCACGTTCGCCATCCACCCGCGCTTCGTGTCGCACGTCGGCGTGGTGCTCGATGACTGCCGCCGGTTCATCCACATCATGGAAAAAACCAGCGTGACCGCCGAGCGGCTGGACGCGCCGGAGTGGACGCCGAGAATACGGGGGTTTTACCGATGGGAGAACTGAGCCTCGTCGTCGTCCGCAACCCGTTCGACCGGCGGGAGCGGGACGTGTCCACACTTCCGTACCGGTCCGAGTTGTCGCTGGGACTTCTGCGGGCGCAATATTTTCCCGCCAGCCTGCCGGTGGTGGTCAGCCTGAACGGCGCGGTGATTTCCACCGAACAGCTTGACCTCGTGACGCTGCGCGCCGGCGACCAGGTGTTGATGGTCCCGCAGGTGCATGACGGCGGCGGCGATGGTGGCGAGAAGAATATTCTGCGCACCGTCGCCATGATCGCGCTGGTCGTGGCCGCGCCGTATTTGGCCGGCGAAGCGATGATGTTCATGGGCGGCACGTTTACCGCCTTCCAGGCCGCAATGCTCACCGCCGGCATTGCGATGGTCGGTGGCCTTGTCATCAACTCGCTGCTGCCGCCGCCGAAGCCGAAGCTGCCAACGACGGACACGTCGGATTTCGACACCAGCCAGACCTATGCGTGGAATCCGCTAACGACGCAGCAGCAGGGGCTGGTCGTGCCGCGCTTCTACGGCACGCACAAGCTCTACGGCAACATCATCTCGGCCTACATCGAGAGCGACGGGACCAAACAGTACCTGAACGCGCTGGTTGATTTGGGCCTCGGGCCGTACAAGCGGCTATACGATTTCAAGGTCAACGACCAGCCGATAGAGAACTACCAGGGCGTGACGGTTGAAACGCGGCTCGGGAACATGGACCAGTCCGTGATCCCGGCGTTCAACGACACCAAGGCGGCCTACCAGCCGAGTGTAAAAGTCGTCAACGGCGTGCCCTATACCTACGCCACGACCGGCAACGCCTTCGACGCGCTGGAAGTCGAGATTCTGTTCCCGAACGGGCTCTGGTACGCGAACGACAACGGCGGGCTGGATAACTATTCCGTCAGCGTCAAGGTTGAGTACAAGAAACAGGGCGACCCGAGCTGGAAGACGCTGACGACGTCCACGGTCACATCGACCGAAACGGTCTACACCAGCCGGTGGAGCGCCGGCCGCTGGCTCGGCGGGTCGGATGGCGCCGATTCTTGGCAGGAAGCGGCGGCGGGTTCGACCGACGCCTACGCGCACACCGACGGCGAAGCCTACGGCACGGACGGCGACTATTGGCGCTGGATCGCGGACGCCACGACCGTCAGGACCGTCGTCTCGACCGTGGACTACGCCACGATCACCGCCGCGCAGCAGCAGTCGCTGCGGCGGGTTTTTCGCGCCGACAACCTGGCGCATGGCAAGTATGACGTGCGCGTCACAAACAACACCGCCGACCAGACCAGCTCGCGCTACGGCGACGACCTGTACCTGAGCGGCGTGACCGAAGTGTTGTACGACGACTTCCAGTATCCGCGCACGGTGCTGGCCGCAGTGCGTGCCTTGGCGACGGACCAGATTTCCGGCTCGCTGAAATTCTCGTGCCTGGTCGAAGCCGCGTTGGTGCGCAGCTATACCGGGTCGGCGTGGCCGATCGGCCTGTCCAACAACCCCGCGTGGGTTTGTTACGACGTGCTGACGCAGCCGGTGTTTTACGATCCCTGGCGCGTTGCCACGGTGGTCAGTGCTGGAACGACTATCCGGCCCACCACCGGCAACGGCAAGCTCTACGAATGCACCACCGCCGGCACCACGGCCGCCAGCGAGCCGACGTGGCCGACCACGGTGGGCAATACCGTGGCCGATGGCACGGTGGTGTGGACCTGCCGCGCCGGCGCCACGCACGACGGCGTGATCCGGTTCGACGGCATAGCCCCGACGCGGCTCGATACCACGGCCTTCAAAGCCTGGGCCGACTGGTGCGACGGTCTGGTGCCGGACGGCGCCGGCGGCACCGAGAAACGCTGCCTGTTCGACGGCGGGTTCGATTCCGAAACGACGATGTGGGAAGCCGCGCTCAAGGTCTGCGCCAGCGCCCGCGCGATTCTCGTCTGGAACGGCATCAACCTGACGGTCGTGCACGACGCCGCCCGCAGCACGGCGGCGCAGCTCTTTAGCGTCGGCAATATCGGCGCCGACAAGTTCCGCGAGACGTTCCTGCCGATGGTGGAACGCGCCTCCGAGATCGAGGTGGATTTCACCAGCGAGGACCGCGACTACGAGCGCGACAAGCTCACGGTCATCAATACCAGCATCGACAGCACGGTCAACAAGGTCAACCTGCAACTGTTCGGCGTGACCCGTGCGTCCCAGGCGTGGCGCGAGGCGATGTACCGGCTGTACCGCAACCAGTACATCACCCGCACCTGCGAACTGGACGTGGACGTGGATTCGCTCGCCTGCACCGTCGGCGACCTGGTGTACGTCCAACACGACGTGCCGCAGTGGGGCGAGGGCGGGCGGCTGGTGTCGGCCACAAGCACGAGCGTCACCCTGGACAAGACCGTAACCATCGAGTCCGGCAAGACCTACGAGGTCATGGTGCGGTTGTCGGACGATACCATCGTCACGCGCACGGTGACGAATACGCCCGGCAGCTACACGGTGCTGAACGTCTCGACGCCGTATTCGGCAACGCCGGCGCAATACGACGTGTACGCCTTCGGCGAGGCAACCATCGAGACCAAGCCGTTCCTGGTCATCGGTATCCAGCGCAAGTCGGACCAGGCCGCGACGCTGTCGCTCGTCGAGTACAACGCGAGCATCTACAACGTGGACACCGACCAGCCGGTGCTGCCGACGGCCAATTACTCGGCGTTGGATCCGCTGCCGCCGGTCACGGGGATCATCCTGTCCGAGCGTCTGGTGGTCGTGAACCCGACGACGGTGGTGACGTCCATCGACGTGCGTTGGACACGGCCCGGCAGCGATTTCGTCGCCGGGTTCGATGTCTGGTATCACGATGCTTCGGTGTGGCGCTTTGCCGGCACGACCACGGAAAATTTTTATAACGTCCCGAATCTGACTCAGATCGGCCAGCACAAGGTCGCGGTGCTCACCATCAATCAGATCGGTGAACGCACCAAACTGCAAAACGCGCCTTACGCGACGATCCAACTGCAGGGGTTGGCCGCCGATCCCGCCGATTTAACCGGCTTCTCGGTCAGCAAGGTCGGTGGCGTGGCGCAAGCGGGATGGAACCTGCACGACGATCTGGACGTGCGCATCGGCGGCCGGATCATCGTCCGGCACTCGCCGTTGACCAGCGGCGCGACGTGGAACGACGGCGTCATTCTCGACGAGTTCGACGGCAACGCCGTGAACGGGCAGGTGCCGCTGATCACCGGCACCTACATGCTCAAGGCGCTGGATTCGAGCGGCAACTACTCGGCCAACGCCGTCAGTTTTGTGGCGACCGAGGGCATGGTTACGGGCTTCACGACCGTCGCCACCAGCACGCAGGCGGCCGGTTTTACCGGTGCTAAAACCAACGTCGCCAAGGTTGGCAGCGCGATTCAGCTTGATGGCACCACGCTGATCGATTCGATGGCGACGAACATCGATGACTGGCCGTTCATTGACTCTCTCGGTGGCATTTCCGCAACCGGGAGCTATGCCTTCGACACCTATCTGGATATGGGTTCGGTGGCAACACGCCGCTTCGAGTCCGACCTCACGGCGCTGTCGTTCGACACCGGCGATCTGATTGACTCCAAGACCGAGAACATCGACGACTGGGGCTTAATCGACGGCAACGTCATCAACGACTGCGACGTGACGCTGTACGCCGCCACGACCGACGACGACCCGGCGGGCGCGCCGACCTGGGGTGCATGGACGCCGTTCTTCGTCGCCGATTTCACCTGCCGTGCCGCGAAATTCAAGCTCGATTTCGTAAGCGGCAACCCGAACCACAACATTTCCGTGTCCGCGCTCACGCTGCATGTGAAAGAACCCGTTTAACGGAGAACGCTAATGGTAAAGAAGGCAAACAAGAAGCTCATCGTCGCAAAGCTCGATGCACATGACGTGTATCACGGTACCGAGGAAATCGACGCCGCAGATGTAACGCCGGGGCATGTTGTGTTGCAGGACGGATGCGATCTATCGCCCGGCAAGTACCGATGGGACCGCACGCGCAAGACGTTTCTGCCACTGCGCGACGACAAGGTCACGCGCGATCAACCGCCGATGGCGCTCAATGCCATCGCACTCGGTTTGATCGCGTTACACGCGCAGAGAGTTTCGTTGCCACCGGAAACATTAGTTTGGCTGGATTATTACATCGGCACGATGGATTTCCTTGAGGGTCGTTCCGATGCTACGGCTGAAATGGTTCGGCAGTTCATAGCGAGGGTGCGCTGATGGCACAGCATGACCACGTCCTAGACAATGCGGCGGGGGCCGCGTTTCGCGCCGATCTGAACAACGCCTTGCTCGCTATCGTTAGTCAGAACAGCGGCGCGACCGCGCCACCCACGACCTACGCTTATCAATGGTGGGCCGACACGACCACCGGCCTGCTCAAGATTCGCAACGCGGCGAACAGCGCGTGGGTCACGGTGGGGACGCTGGCGAGTACAAACCTCGGACTGCTCGCGCTTTCCGGTGGAACGCTCACGGGGCTGCTCACGTTTTTTAAAGGCGCGAACATCGCCAGCGCCACGACGGTTGACCTGACCGCTGCCACCGGCAATCTCGTCCACATCACCGGCACGACCCTCACGACTGGCTTGACCATGAACAGTGGTCAGGTGGTTTGGCTCATCGCAGATGCCGCCTGGCCGCTGACGTATCACGCCACGAACCTCAAGCTGAATAGCGGTGGCGTGGACAAGACACTTGCTGCCGGTGACATGGTGATGTGCTACTACGACGGCACGACTAAGTACGCTTTCATCATCAAGGCCGATGGGACGGCGGTTGTTGTTTCCACCGCATTTGCACTACAGGCGTGGGCATCGAAAACTATTGACACCGTGTATCAAGCCAGCACGGACGGGTTTGTGGTAGCTACCTACCAAGTAGCCGGAACGTTGGGCGGCTTACTCGGCTATACGGATTCTTCCAATCCACCGACTACGCAACGAGCCGCCAATACACAATACGACGCCACGTATAACCTTAACGGCGCAATTACTTTCCCTGTCCGTAGTGGTGATTACTGGAAGGTAACAACGTCAGGGACACTGAATACCAGCCAAATCTCCTGGGTTCCGGCAACGGCATAAGGACAACAAATGAAACACTACGCAACACTCGATGGGCATTTCAGCCACTCATCCGAATTCCTTCCTGATGACCCGGATAGTTTTATCGAGTGCGTATCTAAGCCACCTGATAGGTGGCATGTCACCCTCGATGGCGGGCAAACTTGGGTGGCAATTACGCCCCCTGCTCCGAGCGTCATCACAATGCGTCAGGCACGCTTGGCTTTGTTGCAGCAAGGTATGCTGTCACAGGTCGAGTCGGCGGTAGCCGGCGCAGGACAGGCTGCGCAAATCGAGTGGGAGTATTCGAGCACGGTGGAGCGTGACAAGGCTCTCGTACAGGCAATCGCTCCCGCGCTCGGGCTGACCGAGACGCAACTTGATGACTTGTTCCGGTTGGCAGCGACATTGTGATCGTCCTGCAATTTTCCGAGTCGCGGAAGCCATGATCGCCGGCACTTACCCCGAGATCCGCCCGCACGTCGCCGACGGCGACCTGGTGGCAGTGCGCTCGCGCCACGGTGTATTCCCGAACCTCACGCGCCTCGTCACCGGCTCGCCCTACACCCATACCGCGCTCGCGCTGTGGCTCGAAGGCGGGTTGTGGATCGCCGAGATGCGCTCGGGCGGGAACGTGCTGGTGCCGCTGTCGCAGCGTGCGAACGAGGACTTCGACGTGTTCGATTGCCCGCCGGAGGTGGACCGGGACGGCCTGCGCGCCTGGCTGCTAGAACGGCTGCGCAGCAAGATCGACTACGACGTGCGCGACCTGGCGCGCATCGCCGCCCACCGCCTGCTCGGCATCCCGCCGCCGGCGCAGGACGACGACCAGATGGTGTGCAGCGCCTTCTCGGCGCGGGCCTATCTCTATTGTCGCTGGCAGCCGCGCCACACCCTGCCGTCCATCGCCTCGCCGGGCGACGTCGTGCGCGCGCTGGGGATGGTGCCGAAGGCAAGGCTTGATCGGATAGCATGACGTGCGAACCGACGCGATCCTGACGCGCCTCGATAGTTCCGACCAGGGCACGTTCGGCCGCATCGTCGGCCCCGGCATTACCCTTCTTACCGGCGAACTGCCGTGGCGGGAGAACCGGCCATCGATCTCCTGCATCCCCGAAGGTTTCTATCGCGTTGAATGGACCTGGTCGCCGCGCTTCCGGCGGTTCATGTACCTGGTGGACGGCGTCGTCGGGCGCAGTGGCATCCGCAAGCATTCCGCGAACCTGATGGGTGATGCCGCGCTCGGCTACAAGTCCCAGCTCAACGGCTGCATCGCGCTTGGCGAGCGGTTGGGGTGGCTAGACATGCAGAAGGCGGTGCTGCTCTCTGCGCCCGCCGTGCGCCGCTTCGAGGAAGCCATGAACCATCGTCCGTTTATTTTGGAGGTTCGATATGCTTGATTTCATCGGTACGATCGTTTCTTCCGTCCTTGCCGGCGGCGCGACTGGGCTGATCGGTGTTGTGGCTCAGCGGTGGGCAGATTACAAGAACAAGCAACTCGACCTGCAACGCGAGAAGCAACAGCAGGACTTTGAACTCTCCAAGCGTGACAAGGACGCCGTCATCATGGAGAAAGAGTGGGCGGGCCGAACCCGCGTGGCCGAGGTCGAGGCGGGCGCGGCTATGGACACTGCTGAATCGGCTGCGTTCGCGCAATCGTTCCAGCACGACAAGGCGACCTATTCCATCGGTGCCATCGACAAGCTCAGGGGCGGGTGGGGCCAACTTATGCGCTTCCTGCTCGGGCTGGTGGACGTGTTCCGCGGCCTCGTGCGCCCGGGGCTGACGACATATCTCTGCTGGCTCACTACGCTGATGTATCTCCATGCCACCAGTCTTATCGGGGCCGGCCTGACCACTACACAGGCGTTCGACTTGGTGAAAATGATCGTCGCCACGGTGCTTTATCTCACGACGACCTGTGTGCTGTGGTGGTTTGGTACTCGCAACAAACAAGCAGCGCCGAAGACTGCGTGACCGTCCCGGTAATCCTGTTTCGCTCCACCAGCGCCAGCGATCGCCACAGCGGCCGCTGGTGGCCGGTGCGCATACAGGGCCAACTCATCGCCGGCATGAGTTGCCCGGGATGTGGGCGCATCGGCCTGCTCGAACCGCCCCGGCATACCGTCGCGCCTGACGGCACCGTCGACCGGCAATTCGCCTGCGAACACGGATGCGGTTTTCAAGACCACGTGCAGTTGGAGGGGTGGGCCGGGTGACCCTCGATCTCCGCTCCCTGCTCGTCGGTGCCGCTCTGGGCGTTGCGATCACGCTGCCCGCAGCGTTTGCCGGCGTGCTGGTCTGGCACGCCGGCAAACAGCTTGAGCGCGAGACGCAGAGCCTGGCGCTGGCCCTCGGCTGCGGCCCCTCGGCCGAGCTGGAGGTCGCAACCCGCCACGGCGTCGGCGTGGTGAAATGCAAAACCCCGTCCAGCCGCGGCACCGGCGACTGAAAAACTGGGTATATTAGGCCGCTAGATCCAGCGGTCCTGAAAATGGCAGGATTAAACGCCCTTGTTCGACGGAACCGGCTGGGGACGCCCCGTTCAAGGGTGTTGACTGTAGCAGTATCCCGATATGGGTCGCGCCGTGGAAGCTGTAACGGCCGC